TTAGAAATACCAGCTAGCATATCATCAAATCCTAGTGATGTCTCACGGTTTAAGAAAAGCATGTTTTCTTCAATTGCTCCTTGTGTATCTAGGTTACGTAAGATATTGTCAAATTCACCTAGTGCACTTGCAGCAGCATTGAATCCAGCCTCTACGTTACCACGACCTTTAATAGCGGCAAATAAACCTTCTGTACCTTTATAACCAGCAGCAGCCGCAGAACCAGCACCTAAAGTAGTATCAGCTTTTTCACCTTCAACTACGCTCATTTCAAGATAATCTTCGAAACGTAGGCGAGTTTCAGACTCGGCTTTTAGATACCATAGGTAACCTCCAGTTCCGTCTTCAGTAGCAACTTCTACCCAACCAATCTGAGCTGTGTCAGAACCAGATACAACGTATTTATTACGGATAATAACTGGTGAGTTAGAAAATTGCGTGAAAGCAGGGTCTACACTTACATAACCATCAGCTGCAGTAGCTGAAGTGTTGTTAGGTGTAGTAGAACCTTTAGCGTACTCAGAGCCATAAACAAAGATTTTAACTCCAGTAGTAGCAAGTGCAGCGGTTGTAGTAGCGTCATAAGGAGCTACAGTAAGCGCACCAGTAGTAAGGTTAGAAGCAGTTACAACAGCCTTAAGTTCGTTACCAGCGCCGTCAAGTGCTACAATTGTAGCCTGTGGAGATACAACGTTTTTAACGTCAGCTGCTACAGGAATAGTAATTGTATTTGTTTGATCGTTGGTACAACCATCATAAGAGATGTGTAAACGGTTTTGTTCAGACCAGATAACTTGGTCAGAAGTCATAGGCATTTCAGCTCCTACCATACGTAAGAATCCAGAAAGCGTACGATTTCCGTAGCGCTCTACTTCTGCTTCATAAATTTCAGGTAGATACTGTTGTGCAAATGTATCAGAATCACCAGCACCCGCACCTCCGTTAAAAGACAGGAAGTTTGTGTCTAGCAATTGTTGTTGTTGACTTGGGACTATACTCCCAAATAAAGGACTTAAAGCCATAATTATTTATTTTTATTTTTTTATTGTTACTTTTTTGATTTTCAATTTTGAAGAATCAACACCGCTCATTGCTTTAACTTTAATCCCATTAACAAATACTTCACCAGCAGCTGTTTGACGAGGCTCAGTCGAAATGTTTTTCGATTTAGCCATAACATCTTTAACAGCGTCAGCTTTTCCTTGCTCATAAAAATGTTGAGCTATAGTATCAGCGTTTCGCGCAGCGTATAAAGCTTTGTGGTAACCTTGCATATCTTCAATATCACCTTGTTTATTTAGAAACGTTCCAATAAAGTTTGTAATATCTGATTGCGCTTCAGCTACACTACTAGGGTTTTTAACACCGTATCTAAATTTTTTATCACTTACATTAAAATCAAAACCTTTGAAATTATCATTAAGCAAATTATTAGTACGATCAACAAAACCTTTATGCTTGCTTTGAACTGCTTGTTGTTCTTCATTGTATCGGTTGAAAAAGTCTAATGCTTTTTGTTGCTCTTGGGTTACGCCCGGTCTCAACTTGATCTCGTCATAATATTTACCTTTTAAGCCTTCAAGAAAGTCTTTAGCTTTTGCAGCCTCCTCTTTGAACGCAATTTTCTTTTTGCGTATTTCTTTTGGTTCATCTATATCATCGTCGTAATCAAAGTCTTCTAATAAAAGACTTACATCTTCAGAATCTAAATGTGGTTTAGTTTGTTTATAATATTCACTAATTAAAGTTTTATTATCAACGTTGGTATAATCTGCATTAAGCCTAACATAGTCTTCTACAGTTCCACCAGTTTCTTCCATAAAAGTAACTAGCTTGTCAATATTTTCTGGTAGTTGTTTTTGCTCTACAACTGGTTGTTGTATTTGTTCTTTAACAACTTCTTGCTCTTCTTCAGTATCTTCAACTACAGTTAAAGGAGATTCTACTCCTTCGTCGGAGGTCCGTACTTCTTCAACCACTTCCTTGCTGTCGCTACTGTCTTTGGACTCTTCGATAATAGCATTGCTATCATCTGTCTCTTGTGTTTGAACGGCATCTTTGTTTTTTATTTCTACTTTAGTAACCTCAGGAATTACCTCTCCTTGAGATTCAATACCTTCTTTAGGTATTTCAATTTTAGTTACTTCGTTTTTTTTACCTAAGTTTTTAGGTTTAGTAGGAGTCTTCATTTTAAATTCTCCTTCTTGTTTTACTTCTGTTGACATAATATAATAGTATAAAATTAAAGGATTTTATTTTCAACGAGGCTCAAACTGTTCAAGTCCAAGTCCTCCTAGTGAGTCAAATCCAGATGACTCAAAGTTTTTAGGTAGTTCATCGTTTTGGCGTTGTGAAATTAATTGTGATTGCTGTGTACCTATAATTCTAGCACGCTCGTCTTTACGATCTTCTATTTCTTTTTCTTTTTCTTTTTGAGCATCAACATCTAGTTTAGCTAATTGCATATCATACTGAAACTTTTCAGCCATTAGCTGTTTCTTTATTTCAGCCTCTGTTTGCATTTGTTGAATTTTAAACTGAGATTTACCTTGCTCTATTTGTAACTCTGTTTCTGCTAACGCTTGTTGTTTTTGCATTTCTGCTAAAGCTGCTTGTTCAGCTGTTTGAGCGTTTGCTTGAGCTTGCGCTTGTATGTTTGCTTGAGCAACCTGCTGATCACGTTCTTGCTTTTGCTTGCGTTTTATTTTAAGCATCTGATTTGCAAGTTTAATATTAGATATTTCTCTAATATCTATAACATCTTCAAGATCAATACCTCCGTTTTGTAAAGCTATTTGTAAATTACGCTCTAAATTTTGTTTATCTTCTTCTTCAGGTTCAAGCTCTAAGAATATACCAAACTCATGCATGTTTAGTTTTTCTATTTGTTCTAACGTATCAACATTAAACGTACTAATACTATTCATTAACGCATTTTTTAATAGCGGAAAGTTTATCATATCAGCGGCTTTTAAACTTATATTTTCAGCATTACGAACTGTTAAATACATTAAAGATTGTAACACGTGTTTAGTCGCTGTGTTAGACGCTGCTGCTGCTAGTTTTTGCAGACCAACTAGAGAATCTTTATCTGGTTTACTACCATCTCTAGCTTCATTTAACCCGGTTACGTCACGTATCATTTGTAAATAGTATTGATACGTTTGTATTAAAGCTTGTATTTTACTTATACCTGAAGACGTTTGTAGCTCTTGAATAGGCACTTTACCTCTGTTAGGATCGCCATCTTGTGTTAAGCTTCTACCTACAATACTACCGGTTTGGAAGTACATGTTTAAAGCTTCTTGAGGATTGTAATTTGTGCCATTACCAAGGTCAACTTCTGCTAAACCATCTACATCTACAAATACACCGTCTGGCACCATACGCGCTAGTACTTGTTGTATTTTTAAATGTGTAAGCTGTATCATATCAGCAAAACCAACACATTTACTAACCAATGATTCTATACGACCTTTGTATATTCTAGGCGCAGAAATACTATAGTTCATTTCAACTTTGGTCTGATCACTGTATGGTCGCGTCATGTTTTCGGCAAGCTCCCATTTAAGCATTTTTTTATGCCCAAGTATTTTTGCACCGCTATATAAAACCTCTATAGCTCGATGCACCTTATTGTAGTTTTCAGCATTTTCAGGTGGATTAAAAGAATCGTCTTTTTCCAAAGCTTTTTCAAGACCTTGATCTGTTTCTTTTATTTTAAATACTTGATTGTTGTAAGTTTTATATTCAAAAAATAAAACTTGTACTTGATTGTATTGATCATCTTGTCCGTAATAATTACGGGTATAGTTAGCATCACCTGGGTATTTTTGTATTTCTTCTAAATCAGAATCTGTTAAGTAAGGAAAAAGCTTTTTAACTTCCTGCAAACTCATTGATTTCATTTCACCTACGTAATAAATATCCTCAAAGTTAGGATCTTCTGTATATGAATAAACTAAATTAGCAGGATCTACATAATCAACAGTGATACCATTAGCTAAATTAAAGTTAGTTTTAACAGAGGCTATACCTAATACTGTTAAATCATACGCTAATCTTTTTTTAGTTTCTTCATATTTGTTATAATCAAAAACATTTTGAATAAGCTCTTCTTCGGCTATTTCTATAGCCTGCTTATATGTCAACTGCATGTGAAGTTCTAACTCTTCCTTGCTTTTAGGTAATTGCTCATTAGGCACGTTTGTTCTTTTTAAATCAACGCCTAAGTTTTGTTTAGCTTGTTGTATTAAATTTTTGGCAAAAGCATCTTGAGCTATAGAAGTCGCATGATTTGTTCTTTCAGCAACAGCAAAAGGATCTGTAGCAAATGATTTTATTTTATAACCTCTATCAGTCATACCATTTACTACAATATCTACAAACTTAGATAATACAGCTACTGGTTTCCAGTCTAAATTTAAGTAAGATAAATCACCATTAATAGACAGTTCATCTTTGTATTTAGCGACTGACTGCTCGCCTCTAGCGTATAGTCTAAGTCTGTGAAAGTCTTGCCAACTATTACCAAAACGACCACCAGCTCCTAAACCTTTGTCACCTCTAAACCATTCGTTTTCAATAGCTCTACCTACGGCTAAGCCGTAATCATAAGTATTTTTCTCTGCGTCTGGTACTACCTGACTTGGAAAAGAACTATTAACATTAGTATAAACCATTTATTTTATTATTTTTGAAGAATAACCTGTGTTATCGTATTTTGTAAAATTAATACTAACTGGCTCTTTTTTTATTTCAGCCACTGGTGAGTATTTGTTTTTGTTGCAAGCCATTATAGCTAAACCAGAACTTATCGTCGCGTCAAACTTTGTTCTATTGTTTATGTTAAACTTAGCCCAGTCTTCAAGCGTACGTTGAAAATACATTTGACCATACTCAGTTTCTTTTAAACCTACGTGATCTTCTATATAAGACTCTATAGCAGCGGCATGCGCTTGTTTAATATCCTCGCTAGAGTTAGGTATACCACCTATTTCTCTTTCTGCAACTGAAAGCTTGTTAAATGTTTTGTCAGGTCTATTTATAGAAAAGTTTCTATAACCTCTTCTTTTTAAATAATACAATAGCCTTGGCTTGTTATTCTCTGCTAGTATAGGCATACCATAAAAATGTAAAGCCATAAGCACGTCTTCAAAGAATATTTCAGCTGTTGGAGGTCTTGATATATATTCTAAAAAGAACATATTAAAAGGAGCTTCTTCCATGCTAAACTTTGTAAGCCCGTGCAAAGATCCTTTAGAACCTCGCTTATCTACTGTACCTGATATATCATATGAGTCACATCCAAAAGCACCAATATGCTCGTTACCTGGATGTTTAACTCCATTTTTTATTATTACACGATTTTGTAATATTGCAGGTGGAATCCAAGATACTAAAAACCTACCATTATTTTCTGGTATAAAATTAACTGTTGTATCTTTTACTCCCCCAGTCCATTGGAAATTACCTTTCGTTACTAAGGTTTTATTCCTCATGTCTTCGTTATAATCTATTTGCTCGTATATCTTAGTTAAATTAAATAAAGATAATTTAGCTTCATCTCTGAATGCATGCTTCTCTGTACGTGGAAACTGTCTATAGTATTCGTTTAAGCTATCCTGGTCATTTTTAAGGCCATCTACTTCATTTTCCCAGTGTTCGATAACACCTGTTGTGATGAGGTCTCCGTGCGGATCTCTAACGGCGTCTTTTGGTTTGTCGAATACAGGTATGCCATAAGCATCAATGAATCCCTCGTAGTTCCATTCCATAGGTATGAACAAAGAATATAATCCTGAGCTAGTCTGCCCATTGCGGTTTCTTTGCGTAACGTCTGAAGCATAGTACAATTTTTTAAAGTTTCCACCACCTTTTTCTATAGCGTTTGATGTTGATCCCATCATACATTTACCAACGATCTTGCTACCTAATCGCATTGTGGTTTTTGTCACACGCCAGTTGTTCAATATGTTATCAGGTCTTTCCCATTTACCAGATTCATCATGTACAAGCAGCTTTAGTTTTTCACCATCATAGCTGTTATCACCTGTGTTTTTCCAATCAATAGTTGTGTCAAGACCTTCTATTTCTTCTGACGAAACACCTTCATCTAGCTTTCTACGTGTTAGTTTTGATGCTGGTACTCTATAAGCTAGCTCTGTTTTTGGACGATCCATACCGTCTTGTATAGGACGGAAAAAGAAAGGATAGTTAATTGATATTGGTACTACTTTGTCGGTAAACATTTTTTTAGCATCCGCCCCTGATTTTGATAATATACCGAATCTCGAGTCTGAGCTAATTGTTGCTTGGTTAACCGTGTCTGCTGAAGCCATAAATGAGAAACCAGATCGTCGGTTTTTGAGGTAGCACATACCATAGCATCTCTGGTCTGCTTTGCAAGCTTCCCAGAATATAAAGAATAATCTGTTTGATT